CATCTCTAAATGTATTGACAATGTTGTCAACTTCTTTTTGCATTCCACCCATTAAAACTATTGATGAATCTTTATAATGTTCATTAATCGCCTCAACTATGGCTCTGTGGTGAGCAAATACGATAAGCTTATCAGTCTGTTCAAGTGCATTATTAATCCATTCGAATATTTTGGGCAACTTGAATTTTGCTACTGCTTGTTTTAGATATTCTATTTTAACAAATTCTTCTACCTCATAATAATTTGAACTTTCAATTTTTCTATGCTTCTCGTCTTCACTTAAAAGTTTATCATTTTCAATTTTTTGTTTATACCATTGCTTAATATCTTTAACCAACAACCTATATTCCTTTTGGTTATCAAGTTCAAAGTAAACATCTTGAATTATCTTGTCTGGCAAATCTTTGAGGACATCTTTTTTCTCACGTCTTACCATACAATATTGTCGTAATTTTATTTGAAGCTCTTCTATATTCGTTGCCCCATTATAAGTAAATCTAAATCCATCCCAATAAGGATTGCAATATCTTTTGCAGAAAGCATTACTACCACCAAAATATTTCAGTACATCCAAAAATCTAAGCTGATTAATTAAATCAAATGGTTTGTTGATTACTGGAGTTCCTGTAAGAAGAATTTTTGTTGGTAATTTTTTAAATGCCATTATTGCTTTGGAACGTTTTGCTTTATTATTTTTGATATGATGAGACTCATCACAAATAATAGCTTTGGGATTTAACTTCAGGAGCTCTTCAGTATATTTGGCAAAAATGTCGTAGTTTAAAATAAACACTTCACATGTTGGGTCAAGCTTCATTTTGCCACCAAACACCAGCTGAATTTTCTTTTCAGGAAACCATTTCAATACTTCATTTCTTAAATTGAGTTTAAGCATGGCTTGACAAATAATAATGAGTGGATAGTGCTTTCTGTGCTCCACTATACATAATGCTTGAAGAGTTTTACCAAGACCCATCTCATCAGCATTGAGAATATTTTGTATGCTTTGTGCATATTCAAGTGTCGCTCGTTGAAATGGAAATAAAATATCATTGATGTGTTTAGGAATATCTACAATCGTATCAGTTGAATTACTTAAATGAACAAGTAAATCCATTTGTCCATGAAGAATTTTTAATCCATCTTCAAGTGATTTTGTTTTGATATATACTTTAAGAGTGGCAACTGAATGGTCAGAAAGAATAGAATCTAAAACATGAATTGGAACTTTTCGTTTCCAGTATTTTGATTCTGGCAAATATTTAAAATCAAATCCTTTTATTGCATCTGTTGTTGCATGAAATATATTTGAATCTTTAATGTCTTTTAAGAAAATACAAGTTTCATTTTTTTCGTTTAGCCAAACTTTTATTTGATAGTCTTTGACTTCATCTTCTATTTTGGCTTTTTGAAGTTCTGGGGGAAGGGTAATTTCAGTTTGAAATCCAATTGGTAACTGTTCTCTATATTTGGTTATAAAATCATAAAGACGAAGTAGTTGCCCAGATTCAATCGGTTTTGAAAGAATCTGGGTCACTACAAATTTGTCCAGTGGAAACAACATCTTATTAGCTTTGAGTAAATGATTACTCAATTTAACTATAAGATGGTCATTATAGTAAATTGTCATTTTATCTCACATACTTTGATAAACCATTCCACTCTACTTTAGCCATACCATAGCTATCACCACCATTATAAAACCAAAATGTTATATTGCCAACATTGTCAAGTGGCTTGAACTTTTCATATACTGGCATGATATAAAATTTCATGTAGTATGATGATGCCTCAATATTAATATCCGTATTGTATTTTACATCTTCCCAATCGAATCTTTTGTATCCCAACTTATTGTTAACTTCTCTTACTGCGATTTTAGTCATTTGCATAATACCATACGCATCTTTGTTTGACCTTTCGATACGTCCTGGATATTTTTGACTGTAAGGACTCACTCTATTTTCCAAATGAGCATAATATAATTGTAACCAGGGTTCAACGCCTACTTTTGTTGCAGACTTGTAGATTTTGTTAATATACTTCATGTCGATATCATAACTCGACTCAATCATCACATCTCGTTTGTATATCCTGAAGTATTCTTTGAAACCTTTTCGTGTAATTGAATCTCCAGCTACAAGTTTGTATTCAAGATTTGCAATCGAATCATACTTAGCTTGAATAGTAGCTATTTTTGCAATTAATGTATCATTCTGTTTCTTCGATGCATTTAACTCTATATCTTTTGTAGATATTTCATTTGAGTAAAATGAATTTACTATCATGAACAGAAATGCAAATGTGACCATTGTCATGGAAAGTGTAATCGTTTTATGGAACTTATCCATAATTATTTTATCTCCATTTAGTTATTAATTCAGTTAATTAAAAAGGAAAAATTTCCCAGCAGTCACTACAAGGCCAATAGGCAATGCAATGGTGGGTTTTTGATTAACGCAAAGTAAAACTGTTGAAGCTGTAGCTCCATAGGCAAATGATTCAAAGAATTTTCTTTTCTTTTTTTCTTCTTTGAATAACAAAGTTGTATTTGAAACTATTTTATTTTGGTCAGTCATGGCTAATTTATAATTATCAATTTCTTTAATATAGTTATTTTTTTGTTGCGTTAATAATTCATTAGAACTGTATAAATTTCCTGTCAAATCAGTTAAAGTTTTGAACATCCCATCTTTATATAAATAATCAATTCCCATTTTTCTATCAATTAAAAATATTGGATATTCTTTTATTCCACTTGCAACCTTTGATGTTGTTTTAAAGTAAGACGAATCTTTATCATAAAATGGCGAATTACTAAATGCAGTATCCATCTTTGCTGTAATCACTTCATTTGGTGCAGTAAGTAATTCGTGAGAAGTATAATAGACATATTTAATTTGTCCAGTAATTAATTCTCTCTCAGCAGTAAGAATTATTATTTTTTCTTCATGTTGTTCATTGATACTTTCAAGTTTAGAATTTTCAGCCATTAAAGCATCAACATGTTTTTTAAGCATTCGATTTTCAGCTTCAAATTTACTTGTATCTTCTTGTAAAAAAGAATCAGCAAAATATCCAATAACTATGCCAATTATCAATGAAATTACTATTTCTATTGTTTTAATCATATAATAAATATAACTTTCATATTATACCAAAATTATTTCTTTTTTACTAACATCAAATGAAGAAATGATTCTGAGGTCTTCGAAATATGCTGTATCTTTATTATCTGCTTGCAAATAGCATTTAAGATGAAATGCTATATCAGCATTAAGAATGACATATTTTGAGGAGTCTTTTCGTTTCTCATGAATTTTATCAAGCAATGTTTTTAATAATTCTGTCATTTTATGCACCACCAACTTTTGCAGACAAATTCCATTGTGTTATTTATTTTAAGATTCTTTTCTTTTGCAAATTCAGTTACTGCCCTTGTGACTCCAAATTCACCATCAATTCCATATTCTCCACTCCATTTTTTATCCATTAAATAATCATGTCCTGAAAATACTCCGCCAGTTATTAATTTAGGATACCAAGCATGTAAATCATTTTTTACAGCATTGTAAGAATGATCAGCATCAAGATAAATGAAATCAAAATAATTGTCTTCAAATTCTTCAGCACCCGCAGGTGAAAAAGCTTGAATGACTTCAACCTTACCAAGTTTTATTTCTTTTGAAAATCTAATTTCTACATTATTCATTAAATGTAATTGTTCAATGTCTGAAACATTCGCTTTATCATCATATACATTTTTATCCTGATGTGCCCAAGCATCCATGAGATATAATTTTGAACATCCTCTCCATTTTTTTAAAATTACTTCTGAAAAATCTCCAGATTGAACTCCTACTTCAATTCCATATCCTTTGATCGCAAGTATATTTAAATGTTCAATTAGTTTATCTCTTGTTCCAATAATTTTCATAGTATAATATAATATCCTTTTTATTTAAACTAAATACCTTTTACTTCTGAATGTTTTCTTTGTTGGTAAAAATCATCAATGGCATCTTTGATAGGTTTGGTTATATAACCAGTAGTTGAGAGCATTTTATTAATTTCCTGAATATCTATATCTCCATATTCAATCATTATATAATGCAGATCTTTATTTTTTGTTAACGTATACATTTTATCAAAATATTCTTTTACTCTTGTTGGTTCACCATGTTTTAATAAAACAGGAACTTCCATATCAAATATGAATGCTAATTGCTTACCTATTGGTGTGCTACCATATTCCTCCCCTAACTTTAGCAAGGTTGTTCCGAAGGTATATTCTTCATTTGTTAAATCAAGAAGATATTGTTCTTGTTCCCTGTTCATGTTATTCCTAAGTTAAGTTTGAGTTTATTTAAATCAAATTTCAAATGAACATCCGTTTTGTCAGAACGAACTGAAATGTGACCTATTATTCCATTGAATGTTTCATTGCTTTTCACTGTTGTAAAAAAATCTGGGCTAACTACTTTTGGAATATTATGCTTTGAGCAGAGATGATTGATCAAATCTGAAAGTGATTTGTATTGTTTATCAGTATATTTAATAAAATATCTAAAATCTCTCCACTCTCCTACATCTTCTACACTTGTGCCATCAAAAGTCTTTCCGTATGTATCCATATATCCAGTACTGGTTTTAGCAACAGGTCCAATATTTATAAGTTCTATTCCGATACTTCTTTTTTCAATCGCAATACCTTCTACTTTTAAATGCCATGCCCACATTTTATCTGAATCAAATGTTTGTAATATGTCTCCTTCAAGTCCAATTATATAAGCAGTAGCAACAGGAACTCCATCGTTATTCCAATAATCTGCTACATCTTTTGGAGTCCCTTTAGATACAGTATGATGAATAACAATTAAGTTTTTATCAAATTCATCTTGAAAATATGTATCAAGTTCAAGTATCCTTTTCGTTATCGTATTATCTTGAATCGGAATTACTTCTTCTATTACTGGTTTTTTTTCACCAACAAAAGTTGTTTTACTAACATCTCCTTTAATGATTGGATTTATTAGTGATGTCCAATATCCTTGTCCAATAGGTTCTATATTTTCAAATATAACAAATACAAAATCATCTACTTCTGGAGTTGTTGGTCTGAAACCAGATTTTAACCAGAATGGCAATACAATTGGTAATATAGAATCATCTTCTATAAAATCATGAAGACCTAAGATTCTAACTCTTAAAGCTCCAACAACTTTAGTATCAAATTTAGTTCCATCATAATCAACATCCTTGACAAGACCCTTCCATTGATGTGGATGTAAATCATCACCAAAGAACTTATTTTTGATTAATTTTTCTAACTGATTATCTTGATTTAGAATATTCATTTTTTCATTGCATCCAATGCTTCACAAATTTCATTATTTTTTTTGCAAAAGTTTCATCAGACGGAATATCCCTCATTTCTTCAGGAACTACAATTACACTCACTTCTTTAGGTATTTTTTTAAGTACCTCAGGATTGATTGTAATTTTTGGAATTTTCAATTTCTCTTTGGGTTTCTTTGAAGTGTTTTTCTTACTTTTTTTCATTTTTTTATTTTCCTCTTTTTATGTTAAATATTATCTTCTTCCACGTCCTTTTAAATCAATTGGGTCATAAAAATTTTTATAATGTTCCCATACTTTATCTTCCCAAACCCAAGAACTATCTTCCTTAATATATAGTATAATAATTTTACCATTGATAGCATCTCTTTGTCCCATAAAATATCCTATTTCAAAAACATACCTATCATGCGGTGTAATTTCATCTATAAAATTATCTCCTATTGTTTTTGCAAAAAAACCAAACAAAAATAAAAAGCATGCGATAGCTACAAGCATTTTCCAATTATCAGCTATATTATTTACAGCTTCTGCAATAGATTCTCTATTTATCATAATATATTTTAAGTTTAAGTATGGGATGAATTTCAATTCCATTTTTTGCAATACCATTTTGGCCATGAATTTTATCAAAAAATATAACACCAGTTATTTCATAAATTCCTGATTGTAAATAAAAATTAGTTTTCTTTCTTGCTACTGTAAAATTTAAAATATTTTTTCTAACATTTGCCATTTGTGGTCTAAATCTTGAATCTTGTATTATTTTACAATTTGGGTCTGGACTTTCAGCAATCATTGTAAATACTGAATCTTGCAGCAATAAATGAAAATCAGCATCATCTTCTATCATATAAGATATGATTCTGCACTTAACTCTTACAATGGTTTTTTCTAATAAAGACCGTTTACTTTTTTTCTTAACATCAGGTACTAAATTATTTAATTCCTCAATAGTATAATCCAATATTTTATTTGTATCTATCACTATTGCCGAATCATCCGTTGCTGTTTTTATATCCCATCTTTCTATTCCACCACAATGAGTCTCTTTCTCTTGTGCACTGCATTTTTTTACTGAAAGTATTATATAAAGTGCAGCAATTATTAATAAGAATTCTAAAATATCTCTTAAATTATTTTTCATTTTGTAATTTCCTCTCCTAATTATCCACATTTAGTACTCCCACATCCCTGACATTGCAAACACCCCTCTATATAAATAAATTCAGCACCACATATTTGACATGATTTACTTTTTGCTTTAGTCCCATCTTTGACGAATTTTTTTAATGCTCTGGTCACGCCTGATTTCCAACTATCTAATCTATCTTCACCAAGATGTAAAGTATCTACAAGATTGATAACGTATTCAATCGGCATGCCATGTCGTAAAATTCCCGATATCATTTTAGAATAATTATGGTAATGGGGGTCAAGCGCACTTGTCAAATCTTTTTCTATCTCATCACCATTATCACTAGTAAATATATACTTGCTTTTGCCTCCATCCATTTTTATCCGTGTTATTTCGCCTTTTTCGATCTCTTTTGGAATTTCAAATTCTTCTGCATTTCCAGAAAATATCTCATATGGTCTATCATCATATAATCCAATTAATGCTATCCATTTTTCACCTTGATTTGAAAATCTTAATATGCTAGCATTTAATGTTTTAGGTCTTTTAGGTGCATTATTATCTTTAAAAAATTGCATAGTTTGTTCATCTTTTTTATCACTATCAGTGATTAAAACACCAGATCTAGACCCATCACGATAAATAGTACATCCTTTACATCCAACTTTCCATGCCGTCATATATACTTTTTCTACAATATCTTCAGATACATTATTGGGTAAATTAACTGTAACAGATATTGAGTGGTCTATATGTTTTTGAATTTTACCTTGCATCTCTATTTTTTCAACCCAATCAACATCATTAGCAGTAGCTTTATAGTATGGCGATTTTTTTATAATTGGATCCATCTCTTCTTTAGATAAATGTTCAACCACAGATAAATCATATCCATTGGCAACCAACCATGTATTAAATTTATGATGGAAAACGTTGTATTCCTGCCATGAAAATCCAAGCGGATCTACGAAATCTACATTAGTATCTTTATCATTGGCGTTTAATTTTCTACGCCTTTTATACATTATTGCAAATGCTGGTTCAATGCCTGATGTAGTTTGTGTCATAATAGACACCGAACCAGTTGGAGCTACCGTGAGCAATGCTATGTTTCTTCGGCCAGATTTTGTCATTCGAAGATGCAATTCTGGGTTTTCGCTTTTAATTCTCTTTATAAAAGGATTTTTCTCTTCTAGTGATGCATTATAAATAGGAAATGCTCCTCGTTCTTCTGCTAATATCACTGATGATTCATAAGCATAATGTTTGAATTTCATATGCACCTCATTACTAAATTGAGTTGCATTTTTTGTACCATATCTTAATCCTAGTGCTGCAAGCATGTCCCCTTCAGCAGTTGGCCCAAACCCAGTTCGTCTGCCATTAATGCATTTTTCTTTAATTCTTATCCATAAATCTTTTTCGATGGATTTTATATTATCATCTTCTGGGTCCGTATCAATCTTTTTAATTATAGCATCGATTTTTTCAAGCTCTAAATCTACAATATCATCCATTAGTCTTTGCCCGAGAATTACGTCTTTTTTAAATGATACCCAGTCAAAAATTGCTTGATCAGTGAACGGATTATTAATATATCCATATAAATTGATAGCCAGCAATCTACATGAATCATCAGGGCATAATGGTATTTCACCGCAGGGATTAGTAGATACAGTACCAAATCCGTCATAACAATCTGGAATAGATTCTCTAATGACAGTATCCCAAAATAAAACTCCAGGCTCTCCGCATGCCCATGCGTTATGTATTATCTTTTTCCATAAAGTGTAAGCGTCTTTTTCTACAGTGTATGTTGCATCTGATAATTTAACTGTGGTAGGAAATTTAAAAGTGTGCATGCTTTTTGATTCCACATGATTCATAAACAGATCTGACATTTGTACTGATATGTTCGCTCCAGTAATCTTCTTTTTATTTAATTTCGCATCAATAAAATCCTCCGACTCTGGATGATTGATATCTAATGTAAGCATCAGAGCACCTTTTCTACCATCTTGACAAATTTCCTCAGTAGTATTAGAATATTTTTGGGCATAAGGTATAATACCTGATGACACCAATGCCGAATTTTTTACTGGAGTTCCTGCAGGCCGCAAGTATGATAAAGTTGTTCCTACTCCAGCTCTTCGTTTTTGCAATTGCGCTATCTCTTGGTCTATTTTACATATGCCACCATACGAATCCGAATTTTCTTCATCATTTCCCACTACAAGACAATTACTTATACTTGTTAACTGCATATTATTCCCAATTCCTGCCATAGGGCTACCTTGAGGTACTAATTTATTAAAGCATAACATAGCATCAAGAATTGTGTCATATGGTACAGGGTTTTTGTATTTTTGTTCTATACGGCTGAATTCTAATGCTAATCTAATGTGCATATCATACGGAGTTAATTCATATAAATTACCTTTGGAATCTTTTAAACAATATTTGTTGATCCACGTGTCTGCAGCCAACCCATCACCTTTAAAATATTTTAAAGATGCATCATATACTTCGCTTCGGCCATACATTTTCATCTTTTGGTTATCCTATTTTTAGTCGTGCAAAACTTCTTTTTTCTTTTCACTAAATGTTAATTCTACGAAAATGGTTTTGTCTCCTGGAGTATGCTTAATCGTTTTATTTTCATAAACGTATTTGTCTTCTCGAGCCTCAATAAGTTCTTTAATTTTTTGTTCAAGCTCCTCTTCAGTGCAAGTAAATGCGAATCTCATTGCTTATCCTCCATGTAGTTTATTTTTTCAATTGATATAATATGGTCAATATATTCACTAAAACGACTTATCAAATATTCAAATTCATGTCTGCATGACTCGTTGTAAGGCCGTAATCTTAGCATCGATACAACTCCAGACAATTGTGCTTTATGTGCATTGCCCACATTATCTTCTAACAAATATGTCAATCCATATCTATCCTTGTGTTTTGAAAAAATCACTCCATCGAAATTGGTTATATTGTGATTTTTTAGCCAATAAATGGTCCCCTGTTTCATCTCATACCCATCTTGATAACTAGCAAAGCAAACATTCACATCGACAATACCACTTAAGGCAGATTTTAATTTTTGAATTTGGCTATTAAAATCAGTGGCATCATTATATATCGGGGCATTTGAATATATATCTAAACAACTCTCACCTGCGTACATATGATGATTAAATTTCTCAAGTAGTGATTCTTTATTGGGAGCAGAATTAAGTATCCAATGATGTGCATCATAATCAAATATATCATATGGTTTTTTGAAGTATTGTGCATATTCTGGGTATGCATTTATGAAATGATTTAATGCATGTGGGAAAAATACCCTTAATACTCCGTCAATATCTATACCGACATTAATTAACCTCACTTTTTTCTCCTTTATTTCTAAATAATGCTTCCAATTCACCCATTGTATTTAATTCATCTTTATCACTTCTCATTTTACGCACAAATCCACCTAACGTAGTATTTTGATTGCCTTGACTATTTTTTAGTTCTTCTAAAGATGTTATGCCAATTACATCGATTATGATTTCATTTCTAACATCAAATGCCATTGTAAAAATTCCACCTGTTGGTCCGATTCTATTTTTAACTAATTGTAATTTAGGTCTATCTGTTTCTTCTTTTCTATTAAATGCAAATACAAAATCAATGACTTTGAATCTATGAGCTCCACCAGAAACTTGATGATATTTCATCATATCTGATTTTATTCCTTCCAAGCTAGGATGAGTTGCAGTCCAAACGGCAAGCTCCATATTAAATGCCAATTTCCGCAAATCTTCGCTGGCTGACTTTAATTGTTTCCATTCATCTCCTTGATATGCGGATAAATCCAAAATATCAAGGTAGTCCACTATTAAAAGATGAATTTTCTTCTTAGTCTTATTTTGATATTTTCTAACTAACCCATATATTTCTGCGATTGATAGTCCACCTGCTGCAAATTCTTCAATATACAAACTGTTATTAAATTTATGAAAGAAATCTATTAATTTTGATTTTACACTATTTTTATTCTTGTAAATATCATTCAGCCATGTTCTTGTTATTAGAGAATCATATCGCAAACTTGCTTCTCTAACTCTATTTTCCATAGAAATGTGTAAAACATTATATCCATGTTTCATAGCATTGATACCAAGTTGAGTCAAGCACCACGATTTTCCAGTCCCAATTTCACCCATTAAACATGCCATTTCTCCAAATCCAATTCCGCCAGAACAGTTTTCATCAACCCAACTCCACCCTGTCGGTACACACTTTCTTGAATCAGGTTCTGATCTTTCATCAAATGCCTCCATATAATCTTTTATTGAAATATCAAAATCTACCTCATCAATTGCATGATGAAACTTTATATCAATATCATCAAATTTTCCTTGTCCAAGCAAAGGCAAACATTCTTTAAAAGTTTGCTCATATATTTTACGTTTTATAAATTCAGATAATTTATCGATATAAAATTCGTAGTGCTTAAAATCAAATTTTGAATCTACACTTACTTGTATCTGATCTAAAATGTAACTGCATTTATCTTTGACAATTGAATTTGGGTTAATATTGTTTATCGTTCTTAAAATAGCAATATCAGGAACTGCGTTATGCTTTTCAAAGTAGATATCAATCCATTCGAGCAATAATTTATGCGGTTCACTACCATCAAAATATTCCCTTTTCAATTGACCCTTGCTTATAAGATAAAAATCTGGGTGGGCAATTAAAACTTCTACGCATTTAGTTAAAAAGTCTGACCCATACTCGTTCAAATTTACTATGTTATCTGTCATATTTTAAATTTACCATTTTAAAGGTTTATGCCGAATACTTATTAAATGTAACAAACCAATCCATGAGTTTTTCTCTATTCATCATATATTTGGCTATAAGATTGTTAACAAAAATATCCATATCAAAATGAAGCTTAACAGTTTGTAAATGATGAATCATATTAGCGACACCAGTAGCTTGACGATTTGATTTAAGCTCCATAATTGAGAAATTATTCCGTATGATTTTTTCATTTTGATAGACTGCACAATATTTCTCAATAATAGATTCGGTATGGATTCCCTTAGTTTGACCTTGTTCATCCGCCCACTCAAAGAAATAATCCAATGGATATTCTAATTCTTCCGCTACAAATGGAAACATTTTAACAAGAGTCTTTTCTGCAATACCTTTAATGCCTTTTAAGTTATCTGATGCATCGCCTATAATTGCCCTACTTTGAGCAAAATTCAAAGGATGGATTCCGAAAACATCTAGTGCATGTGCAATGTTGATGGTTTTCTTAGATAAAGGATTATAGCATGTTGTATTGCCATCAACCAATTGAATAAAATCTTTATCGGCAGATACAATAATCTTATAATCATTTGAATGATAATTCCATAAAAATGAGATAATATCATCTGCTTCCAGTTCATCCTGTTCTAATCTATATACTGGTAATAATTCAATTAATTGTTTAACGCCCATTATCTGACGATCAAAACTAGCGGTTGGAGACTCTTTGTTATATTCACCCTCTTTAAAAGGTGAGTGCCTTTTTCCAATTCTGCCAGTCTTGTATTCTTCATTGACGGATTTCCTGTGTTTGGCTGAATTTATCCCGTCATGGCATACGTAAATTTTAATTGGCATAAATTGTTTTACGACAGATTTTAATGACATTAAACTACCAATAATTCCACCACAATGGTATCCATCAGTATCAATAGTAGTATTAGCCATGTAATTCCTATAAAATAGATTCATGAAATCAATTATAAGAATTGTAGGTCTAAATGGTTCAGGATTTTTTGTTCGCTCGAATTTTTTAAGAAATGTTTTTAATTCTGAATTACTCATTCAATTTTTCTAAGTTTTGGACCATTTTTACTCCTTGAAAATAGCATTTCAAAACTCATGTAATCTACTGCTAACTTAATTAATGATAAAGAAATTATAGGCAATGCAGCACCCTGAACAATAGCAATTAATCTTCTTGAATTTATGGTATCAACCATCCAAAACATTTCAACGAACTTTTTAAATAAAGAATCATTGATATCAACAAATGATGCATGAACATTGCCTATTATCTGATAAGTAGCTACGAGCCAGAACACTGTCCACAAGGCACGAGAATTAATTTTATCAAGAACTGTTAATGCTATAAGAGATGATATAGAAACAAGCTCAAATGAAAAAGCAATAGAAAAAGCCATTGATGCAGAATTTGTAATCAGGAAAAAATCATATAAATGGATAATAGAAATAATAGAAATAATAATCGGAGGAGCCAGAAATGCAAGCAAAGATATTCGTTTAGTCGTTAGTCCTCTCTTAGTAGGCTCAATATCATCATGCGTGCTTACTGGAGTTTGAGCAATTGTTATTTTTGGTTTTCTTCCAAACAGTTTCATTTTTAAAAACTGCTTGAGAGTAGTCTCTTCTGTTATCTCGTCCATATTATTTTTTCTTCTTTAAATTTAAAAGTTCAAGCCCCGATTCATCACCATCTACAATAATTTTCTTGGAATCTGCGATATCTACTTCTTTTTCACGTTCATTGGAATTATATAGTATTTCTTTAGTTTTCGGGTCTCTTACATTTCCACCCGCATCTTCCTCTAATTCTTCATAATTATCATCGTCATGATCATATCTTAATATCATAACATCATAAAATGCCTCCATTGCTTTGGCATTAATATCTTTATCATTTTTTAAATACTCTAATGCCTTACTTTTTTGGAATTTTTTGTCACTATCTCCAAAGGTGTACCACCCTTTTCCTTTAATAAATCCACTTTCAAGTAATAGATCAAATACAGACTCCATCTCATCAACACCTTTGGTGTAAAACATTTTGAATTTGCATTTTCGATACGGAGGTGCATATCGATTTTTTACAATTTTAGCTTTTATCACATTACCAATTACATCGGCATCAACTTCAGTACCCGCCTTAATTAAAGATGATTTCTTTAACTCAATTCTAATTGATGCTGCAAATGACGCAGCCATACCACCAGGAGTGGTATATGGTTGATGCTGATCTCCGATTTTCATTCGAATTTGATTCAATGCTAAAAATAAACAATTCAATCGTCCGATAATTTGTAGTATTTTTCTGAAACCTTGTCCAATTTCTCTTGCCGCTGGAGCATACATTTTATCGCTATATTCACCCTCAAGTTCTGCCCTAGCGGGAGTGGCTGCGATGCTATCCCAAACTACAAGCAATTTCTTTTCTGGAAATTTTTGAGAAATAGTCAGCGCTGCACTCTCAATAAGCATAAATACTTCATCAATACAAGTAGGTTCTACTTGTAAAAATCGCTTAGTAGTATCAAGTTTAAATAATGTGGTTAATGAGTTTTCTTCTTGTGATAATGCATGTTCAGTATCACACCAAATAACATATCCACCACCATCAAGAACTTGTTTTGCAGTTAACAATGCAAGCAGTGTTTTTCCACTACTCTGATCTCCAAATATTTCAACTAGAATACCTGATGGAAACCCGCCCTCTTTTTTATTTGAAATCGCAACATCTAATACCTTAATCCCAGTAGGAATCCAATGTTTAACTTTGGTATCCGACATCATATTGGTATTGGATAATTTTTTTAGTTGTTTGATCAATTCAGGTACAAGATCATCTGAATCTTGTACCTGATTAATCCCATCTTTCAATTTTAATGCCATAAATCCTTATTGTTTTTTAAAGAACTCATCCATTATTTTGTCTGTTGCCACTTTTTTATCTACTACTACAGCACCGTTGTCTTTGGCAGCCTCATTTTCAGGTGTAGATACAGGAGTTTCCGATGTCTCTTCCTCATTCAATGAATCCAATGCAAGCTTTAGATCTGCATAAGTAGGAACATCAACCAATTTCATCAAATCAGGAATACTATGAACTAATGTACGAATTTCGTCAATTTTTCCTGATGCAAGAATTGGAGAAGGATCGTCATCTCTATCAACCTTTACATCACCAATTTCTTTACCATCTTTCATACCTTTAGGCACGTATTCAAATTTCCAATCACGACCTTGCAATGGATGCATATAGATCGGTTTTTCGATGATTTTAGGAATTACGATATCTTTGATAGTTTGAGACATATCAAGATATTTAATCTCTGGAATAGAGTCTACGCGACTAATCACTGCCATATAATAACGAGGTTTTGAATCGAGTTGAAACAACATTCTCCAATCAGGTTTAAATTTCGCCCTGATATCTACCTCAGGATGCTCTTTTTGATATGCAGCTTGTTGAGTGCTCAATTCTTTTTTCAATTTTTCAAATTCCTGGCATATCGGGCATGCTTGATTGAGCGTTTTATTTATACATAGCAAGCCGAACTTTTCAATATTGAAATGCCAATACAATGTATAATAATGGCTGTCACGATGCGGATTTGGAAGCAATCTTACCGTTGCTTTAGTAAGTTTTTTACCAATCGATAAACGCCATTTCTGTTGTCCACTGTCCTTCTCTTTATCAAACTGTTCTTTGATAGCTTCTGGATCTACGGTGATTCCAAGACCCCAATCATCTACTTCATTTTTTACTACTTGTTCAGACATTTTATGTCTCCTTTTAAATTAATGTATATTCAATCGCGATATACGATTGCATCGTTGTATAGTATTAATATAACTATTTTTTCATTTAATCTAAATAGTCTTCAAATTTAAAATCGTAGCATTTATCACAAAAATACACCTTCTCGCCAGTAAATTTTTAAATATTGCCATTTTAATTCTGCATCTTCTTTACTAAATGGTCCATCGATACTCCAAGTACCAGGACCAGTATTAATATGAGTTTCTGATGCTACTCTATGCTTAATGTAATATTCCATTTTATAACCCTTTTAAATATTCAAGTAACATTTTTTCTGTAGCTGCCTCGTTCCATTTATTAGCTGTCTCTACTGCATTATTAGCAATCTCTTGATATGAATCAATTAATCCTTTATCTTTCAATATATTCCATGTTTCAAAAATTGCTTTGGATAAATTTAATATGTCGCCATCAGGATATAAATCCATATTCCAATTATCAAAATGTTCATCCTTAACATCTCTCATATATTCCAATCCACCATAACCACTATAACCAAGAACTATACAACCAGACTTCATAGCTTCCAAAGGTGGTAAACTTAATCCTTCTGGATACCCAAGTGCCAAGAACATAGTTGAATCTCTTAGAATTTCTGCTACCTTATCC